CCTCTTTTATCTTGTGTATATAACACACCATTAGTAGATACAGATACATTATTATTTTTTAAAAAGTTCTTAAACTCTGCTGTAGTTAGTTTAGCACTTTCTTTTCCTGAATCATCTTCTATAGTATATGTTTTATCTACTCCTTTAACAAATTCTTCTGAATTCCAACCTGTTAACCTTCCAAGTTTTGTTTCAGGAGAAATATTCAATGTCATAATAATTGATGGATACATTGAAGTAATATCTAAATCATAAATCCACTCATGTCTACCTTTTATTGGTTCTTGTACATATGCTCCTGAAAACTTATCACCATTGTTCATTAATTCTTTATTTACTTTTTTCTTATCTGGCGCAACAATATCAAGTTTTTTAAGATATACAAGAATAGCACCTTCTAAAAATCGTGATGAATAATATACATCTTCATATGGAACATGACCCAAATGACAAATAGCTCTAGCAATACCAATAAAATCTAACTTCTCATCAAGTTTTTCAAGAATAACAACGTCATTTATATTATACTCTACAAACTTATTCCTATTATTATAATATAAATCATCCAATGTACCATCATATGAAACTTTTTTTATACCTACTTCATAATTTCCAATATCATCTAATCTATATGAAGACCTTTCACCAAAAGTAAGTTTTTTATATAGTTCAAGATAATCTAAGCTAGATACACCTGCTATTTTATAAGCACCTCTATGTTTATTATAGTCTACAATACCTATTGGTGATAAACATTTAGCAACATCCTCACCTAATAACCTCCGAGAACGATTATATAAATAAGGAATGTCAAATCTATCACTATTCCAACCACTAATAATTGTTGGTGATATCTCAAGATATTTTTGATAAAATTTATTTAATAAATCTCTCTCTTCTTTAAACTTTATTACTGTAGCATTATCAAAATTTTCACTATTAACTGCATTTTCAGCGTCAAGTACATAACAATGATATTCTTTAGTTAATTTATCATATAAAGCAATAGAAGTAATTGCATTGTCAGCTTTTTCTACTGAAGGGAAACCTTCTGTAACCTCTACTTCAATATCAAAAAACATAACTCTATGACCCTCTGATACATCATCTGAATCTGTATAGTTATCTACTAAAAACCTTGTTTCTGCTAACACATCAGATTCAAAAGAAGTATCATATTCTTCTATTTGTGATTTAGCAATTCTTCTTACCTTATCACCATATAAAGAAGTAAACGTACCTTTTGAGTCTTTTATATAAGCATATGGTTTAAATGGATAAACTGCATATCCTTTTTTATCATCCCAAATATGTATTCTACTTTTACTTATCTGATAAAAGATATTTTGATATATGACTATACCTCTTCAATTTGATATCTGAATATACGACAAAAACCAGGTACTTGTCAAGCTTTTTCTAAAGTTTCCCCTGGTATTTCACATACATCATTATTGCAGAATTTGTCTATTTCTGCCTCTTCGTTTTTGATTACACCGAAAGTTAGTTTATTAAGTTGTTTTACTTGCTTATTATACTCTTTTTTATCTATTGCTTCATAAGGCATTTGTTTATACGCACCTAAGTCGTGTCGTGGCAATAATGATATACCTTTTAATCTGTATTGAAAATAATTCAACACATATGGTAGTTCTTCAGCTTCTGTATCTGGATCAAATGTTGCGGTACAACTTACTTGATTGTCAGCCCAATGGCGTTGCATGAATGCTGCTAAACTAAATTGTTCCCAAATAGACAATTCAGCGGCAGTTCTGATACCCTTTCCTACATCAACTGGCACTTCTACAACAACTGTAGAATCTTCTGAACCAAATGCGGGTTCTATTTTATATCCTGCCTTTTTTAATGGTGTTACTAATTCTGAATGTTTGGATAGTCTTATCCTACGAATATAAAAACGACTCTCAGGGTAATGAAGTCCTGGTGTCGCTCCTGCTAACAATGAAACTGTACCACTTGGCTTAACTGAAGTAGTTTTAATTGACTTTGGTACTGCTAACCAATCAGAATACACACAATCCCAATCTTGAATAGTATCATAACCATTCTCCAACCAATTTCTTAATTCTTCTAAACCTCTATTTGTAATAAATTGTGCAACACCACTAACTGAACATCCAATACGTCTGTTTCTTAACATAACACGATTAGTTTCACTCCAATGAGTTTTACCAAGTGTTACTGTCTTGGCATACAAATAAGCATATTTAAGTGTCCTCTTATAATCCTCTAAATTTTCATGATTGTTTGGAAATGTTTCTACTAAACAACATAATTCATAACTTTCTAATGATTGTTCTAAACAAGGATTTCCACCTGCTACCCTATGGTCTTTGTCATCTCCACCATTTTTCATACGAGAAAAGTGTCTCATATTTTGTAACCAAGCAAGTCCTGGTTCACCGTTGTCTACAATTCTTTTACAGATATCTGTATAATCCATACCAAGTTCAGCAAATACTGAATTATTAGAAGTCCACCCATACATTTCTCTATGTGGATTCACTTTATAGTTCTTTAAATTTAAATATTCTTCGTTTTTTGGATCACCAAAAACGATCTCAGCAGTTCTACGAACATTACCTGCTACAACACATTTACCAATCAAATTCATTATATCTACTATTGTTGTAACTGAAATTGGTTCGCCTGTATTGTCTTCTAAAACATTCTGAATATCTTCATGTATTTCTTTTAATGGTTCATGACCACTTGAGACACCACCAAAACCTTTGATTGGTTCACCTTCATCTCTAATTTGATTATAGTCAAACGTAATAGGCCCTGTTCCATGAAAATAACTCTCTAATAATAACTTTAAAGATTCTACCCAACCTTCTCTTGTATCAGGTATCATAAATATTTCTTCATTTCTATCACGGTTTACACCTTTAATAACAATTTCACCTGCACCTTTAGTGTCAAAACCAACACCAACACCTAACATAGAGGCATCCATTAGAAAACAAAATGGTTTTGAATAATCTTCTTTAAGTGTGGAAGTGGATACGAATGCACAATTGTTTAGTGCTGCATATAAATTCTTTTCTTCTGTAATTGGTGTTCCCATAGCCCAAAGACCTCGGCCAGGTGGTAGGAATTTCATATTAAAAATTCTATCGTACATTTCTTGTGCTGATGCTTGAGCCTGCCAAGCATTCCAACCGAGTTGGTGTTGATCTATCCATGCCTTTTGCATAGAGTAAGTACCTTCTACAACCCTACGAACTGTTTCCCACCATCTCTCGTTTTTACCGTTTTTTTTAATACGAGAGTAAGTTCTCATATAAACTAATTCACCTAAACCGTTGAAACCGAATGGTGGTTTTTTTCTTTTGTATTTACTTACAAAATTTTCAGACAAAAAAAACTTATCCAATTTACCAATCTCCTATAATCTAATACCTTCTGGTTTTTTAATTCCCACTATAAGTAAGTATAATATATATTGTATTCTTAATGACTTTATTCAAATCCTTCTGAAGTTTTTTCATCCTTCATGTCGTTATACTTACTAGCTAACAATTTTCTTCTAAACTCTTCTCTATTATCCATTTTACCTTGTTGTTCTTTGCCTGGTTTACTCGTGCTTTCATAAATATCTATCTTACCAATGTTAGTATTCATACCCATTGGATAAGTTAAACCATCAACACCAAATCTATTCTTAATAATATGACACCTAGCAGTATGACTTATTTTATCTTGTGCTTGTCTACTAATACTTAACACAAAATCAGCAATCATAACTTTACTATATGCTTCAGCAACTTTTGTTGCTTCAATAACTTCTTCTTCAAGTGCTGAACGATTAGCCTGAGATGCAGTCCACACTGGAATTTCAAACTCGCCCGCTAACCCTCTTAAATCTTCATAAATACTACCTAATTGGTGTCTAACTTCTCTCATACCACTAACATCTCTCAATATATCTGCATAATCTACTATAACTAAATCAGGTTTTATATCTTTTAATTCTAATTGTTTTAAATGTGCTGAAATTGTATTAACTGTTGCTGCCCGTGTTGGATAATATTTAATAACCATCTTACCTGGGACACTTTCAATTATTTTCTTTACTTCATCTTTATGATATTTTATATTTTGAGTAGTTATACCACTAAGAACTGTATCATACCTCAACCCAACATAATTTTCATTTAATTCTAAAGTATAATGTACTACTGTAAATCCTTTTTTAATTGCGCCTGCAGCAATACTTTGCAATAACCATGTTTTACCAATACCTGCAGGCGCAACAACCACCCCCAACTCACCTTCTCCAAGACCACCATCCATTATATCATTTATCACATCCCATGGCGTTTTTATAGTAGTTCTTGTAGACTTAGTTAATCTTTCTTCTATACCTATATTATATTCATGTCCTATATCAACAGCAGTTCCTGCCTTCATAGCACTATCTATAACAGTTTTAATACCATCATAGTTTTGGTTTTCTAATAGACTTACAGATTCCATAATAGCAGATTTTAGAACTTGATTCTTACAAAAATCTAATGTTTTTTCTTGAACATATTTTAAATCTGTAGAATCTTTGTGTTTCCAAGCTTCTTTAAGTGCTTCTATTATAGTAAGACGAAAAACTTCATTCTCTACACTATTAACTTCAATTTTCAATGCTTCTAATGTAGGTGAAGTTTTATAATTAATAAAATATTTATGTATTTCTGTAACTAGCCATTTATTTGCTTCCGATTCAAAATACTCTGGCTTAACAATCTCTATAATAGTTTGTAAAAATAAACTATCAGTTAAAAATGCAGAAATAGTTTTTGATTGAAAGGCATTTCCATACGTATGTAATGTATTACTCTCCATATATCGTCTTCATTTTTTCTGATTTCAATGCATTAACCTTTTTAAGTCTATATTTCTCTTTCATTTTCTTGAGAATAACTTCTTTATTTCTCTCATAGTGTTCCATCTGCCATTTTCGTTGTGCTTCTTTCTTTTCTTTAGCAGTAAAATATTTTCTTTTTCTACCCATTGGTTTTCTCCGCGTACTTATCCATAGTAGTAAAGTTCTGAGCTAACCAACTACTTACATTTGGTAAATTCTGAAATAATCTATCTTCCATGAACATGGATTCGAATTTATATTTAACTAATCGTCTGATAGGACCTCTGATTAAATCAATCAATTTAGTTTTAGTTGAAGCACTAATTTCAACATTTTCTAATTGCATTAACTTATAGTTTCGTTCAAGTATATCTTTACTTTGTAATATTTTTATAAAAAAACTACCACCACTATCCTTATTTTCATGAGAATATTTAAGTAGTTCATCTATTCTATAATTAGTATTATCTTCAGCCAAAGTTGGTATATTTTTTATCAAAGTTTTATTTGCTACTCCATTTACACCAGGTATATTATCTGATTTATCTCCTTCAATTATCTTATTAAGAATAAAGTTTTCAGGCGTCAATCCATACTCTTCTAAAACTGCTTCTTTGTCATATAATTTCTTTTTTGTAGGAGACCAAACCTTGATATCATCAGATACTAACTGTAAGAAATCTTTGTCGGTTGACATAATGACTTTCTTACCATTTGGTATTACACTCTTTGCAATATATGCTATAGCATCATCTGCTTCGATACCATCTACGGATATAGTGGTTAATGGTAATAGTTCAAGATAGTCTGCAACTCTTCTAAGCTGCATATACATATTCTTTCTTTCTTCATCAACATTTCCACCAATACTTTCTACTCTATTGACTCTGTAAGAAGTTCTACGTTTATTTTTATAATCGGAATATAATTTACGACGGCGGTTACTCCCACCCTTACCGTCAAATACAATGATAGTACGGGTGGGATTAAACATATTAATGGCAAATCCTATGCTTTTAAGAAAACCAACAATACCACCAACATGAACACCGTTTTCGTTTAGAGTTGGCATTACGCTGAACACCCTAATGAAAGTGTTCAAGCCGTCAACTATTAAAACTTTTTTGTCGGGGTTATCAAAATCTACAGATCCCCCCTTTTTCTTTATCTCTTCAAATATAGACAGATATTTGGCATTTGACATTATTCACCAACCACCTCATCTGTCTCAATAACATCATCAATACCTAAATCTTTTATATCATACTTTAATATTACCTTTTCACAAATTTGGTCATATACATATGATTTAAAGTCTGGGTCTGATAACTTATGTGCGAATTCTTTTGATTGAAATTTATGTTCTTCACCTAAATGGTCAGTTATAGTATACCAAGCACCAGCCTGTTTCACTATCTTATGATCTTTCATCACTTTTAACCAACTACCCACATCATCAATTCCACTCTCAAAATATAGAGGGAACTCACAACTTCTCAAAGGTGGACCTAAACGATTCTTAATAACTTGTGCAAGTATCGTCATACCAATTGTATTCTTTTTAGTATCTTTGATTTGACCTTTGTTCTTCAATCTAATTCTTGTAGATGCGTGAAATGGTAATGCTTTACCACCACTTGTAGTCCAGGGGTCTCCGAACATCACACCAAGTTTTTGTCTGAGTTGATTTGTAAACACAAGAGCTACTCTCTGTCTACCAATCATTTGTGTTATTTTTCTCATAGCTTTAGATATAATGATTGCTTTACTTGTAGCCCAACCATCTTTATCAAAGTCAGCTTCCATCTCTACATTTGTTGATGCAGCTGCAAGTGAATCTACAAGAATAGTTACTAACCTATCTTTATCTGACTCTCTAACTTTTGCTACAATCTCTTCTACTGCTGCGAATATATCTTCAACTGTTTCTAAATGTAGATATAACATTGTACCTACATCTACACCAATAACTTTTAAAAAGTCTTGGCTTACTGAGGTTTCTGTATCAATATAAACTGCTACTCCACCCTTTTTTTGAGTCTCTGCTAAAAGATGTGCACCAACCAAAGATTTACCACTTGATTCCAATCCATTAAGTTCTGTAATTCTACCAACTGCAATACCACCATTTGCTTTATTTGATATTGCTAAATCTAATAATGTAGAACCTGTAGAAATAAATTCTTTTATATCTGTAGGTGTTGTGCCAGAACCATCAAGAAAGTATGCAACTTTTGTATCTTTGAATGTTTTGTTTAAACTTTCAGCTAGAGCCCCTGCTAATTTGTCTCTTGTAGACATCTATAAACTCCGTTTCAATTCAAAACCTAGGGGAGCGAAACCAATCACTCCCCAACTTATTGTCTGTTTTTTATTTATTAAATAGATCGTCAAATGCTGCCGACACATCTTCTGTAGATTTTACATCTTCTTTAACTACAGATTGTGTTACCGATTTATCCGAACTCTCTGCCTTAACACCATTTTTTTCTGTTTCGTCTTCAGAAGGATTTAACCAATCGTTAAGTACTTCTGTAAGTTCTTCATAAGTTTGTTCCTTATAAATCTCACGAATGTCTGTTTGGTTGTTAGTCATTAGTTCAAGAACATCAGCATCTTCCGTAACTGGAGTCTGATTAGGTTTAACCCTAATAGTCGTTTTCGGAAACGAACCGCCTGGCTCTTCTGCTGTCTTGAATTCTACAGAAACATCACGACCATTCATTGGATCTGTGATATCTCCGTAATCAGGATCTGCGATTATAGATAACAGTTCTTGATAAACTGTTTTTCCAAAGCCCCAATACTTAACACCTTCATTTTCTTCACCACGAACTACAACTGGAGCAAAAGTTCTCATTTTTGCTTCAATTTTTCTACCTAAACGATAGTCTTCTTTATTACCAGAAGATTTTAGTTTCTGTGCGAATTCTTCAATCGGGTCTGGACGACCAAATGAAACGGGTGAAAGATAAGATTTTCTACCCAAATCATAATGGAAAAATAACTCAATAAAAGGATTTTCCTTATTATGTTTATAAGGAACAATTCTAATCTGAGTTGTACCTGGTTGAGGTTTCCAAAGATTTGATGTACGAGTGTTTGTAGTTTGAAGCTGATTAAGACGCTTCTTGATTGCGCTAATATCCATTTTCTATCTCCTATTTGTCATTTATTATTGTTTTACTTAGTGTAACAATTAACATCAATAATATATATCATTGTACTTTCTGAAAATACAATTTATTTTTCGTCTAATTTGGATTCCCAAGACTTAGTATGTATTATTGAATATACCCTTGTAGGTATCTCATATAGTCCTTCATCGTTTGTCAATAGCAAACGATTTCTATAATTCTCCCAGGGAACTGGAAATTTATTATTCAAAACCCCGTTGTTCAATTCTTTAACCAATTCATTAAGTGCATTTATAGTG